GATGCTAAAGATTTATGTGAAATACAAGGTTGGTATTATTCTTACAAAGGACGTAATTCAATACCTCTTAAATTATTATTGGCAATTAATAATTGGGAGTCTTGGCGTAAGGGTGATTTATTAAATCACTTAGAAATAAAAAATATTTATGAATACCTTGGATCAAATGTATTAGAAGGATTTAGAAAAGGTAAAACATTACACTCTGAAGATAAATATGGTTTAGAGGAATGTATGAAAGATCATGGATTAATTGCAGACAATGTTTGGTATGAAGCGTTTGAAGGATTAGATCCTATTACAGAAAATTACATTCGTAATATGAGGGCGAATGGTGAGATGTTAAATAAAAATCCTCGTATATCAATGTCAACAATACACGGAGCGAAAGGAGGAGAAGCTGACAAAGTTTTACTGATGCAAGATATAACTAATGCAGCTCTTGAAACATTTAGTCATGATCCAGATGAATTACATAGATTATTTTATACTGGAGCTACAAGAGCGAAGCGTGAATTACATGTATTAGATCCAAAAGATTTTGATCGAGCTTATATATTATGAGTAAAGTATGGGACAAGCAGCACGGCGGGAGTCACTATCAAAAGTATGTGATACAGCCAAGCAAATTTGTAGTTGAAAACAAGTTGTTATATCCTGAAGGTTGTGCTATTAAATACATAATACGACATCAAGATAAAAACGGCAAAGAAGATTTATTAAAAGCCATTCATTTTATCGAGATGATAATTGAAAGGGATTATAAGTGAGAAGTATGCAAACACCTCTGTTCACACCAGAGACAGAATGGGTTATGCCAGAAGAACTTAAAGATCTAACTGGCGCCAAACAAATAGCAATAGATTTAGAAACAAACGATCCAGAACTAAAAGAGTTAGGCTCTGGTAATGTCACCGGAAAAGGGCACATTGCTGGCGTTGCGGTGGCCGTAGAGGGGTGGTCAGGGTATTTCCCTATAGGACACGAGTCAAACGGCAATATGGACAAAAAACTGGTGTTTTCGTGGCTCCAGGACATGTTTAATCAAGTAGATACCACCTTTATATTTCACAATGCCATGTATGATATTTGTTGGTTAAGAACAGAAGGACTAACAGTTTATGGTAAAATAGTTGACACTATGATTGCAGCGTCTTTGATTGATGAGAACAGATTGTCTTATCAATTAAATACACTTTCCAAACATTACATAGGTATTGGTAAAGATGAAAGTGTTTTAAATGCAGCGGCAAAAGAATATGGTGTTGATCCTAAAAAAGATTTGTGGAGATTACCGGCGATGTTTGTTGGTCAGTATGCAGAACGTGATGCAGAGTCCACATTGAAACTTTGGCAAAAATTAGAGACAGAATTATATCAACAAGAACTTTGGGACGTTTTTAATTTAGAGACACAACTATTTCCATGTCTGGTTGACATGAGATTTAAAGGTGTGAAAGTTGATCTCGACAAAGCTGATAAAATAAAAAAACATTTGATTGGCAGAGAGCAAAAAATATTACACAAAATCAAGGGTTTAACAGGTGTTGACGTAGAAATTATGGCAGCACGTAGTATTGCAAAAGCATTTGATAAATTAAATTTACCGTATGATAGAACTGCAAAAAGTAAAGAACCAAGTTTTACAAAAAACTTTTTACAAAATCATCCACACGAATTACCAAAAGCAATTGCTGAAGCAAGAGAACTTAACAAAGCTCACAGCACTTTTATAGATTCAATAACTAAACATGCAGTCAATGGAAGAATACATGCAGATATAAATCAAATTAGATCTGATGCAGGTGGTACAGTGACAGGTAGATTCTCAATGTCTAATCCAAATCTACAACAGATACCGGCGAGACATCCAGAGCTAGGACCAATGATTAGATCTATATTTATTCCAGAAGGTAATCACAAGTGGGGATCATTTGATTACTCACAACAAGAACCTAGAATATTAGTGCACTACGCAAAACTACAAAACTTAACTGGTGTTGATGAAATTGTAGATGCATACAATGCAGGTGATGCAGACTTTCACCAAGTTGTTGCAGACATGGCAGGTATCGAACGTAAACAAGCTAAAACAATTAATCTTGGTTTGATGTATGGTATGGGTAAAAATAAATTAATGGCTGAGTTAGGATTGATGAAAGAATCTGCAGAAAAATTAATTAGACAATATCACTCAAGAGCTCCGTTTGTAAAACAATTAATGGATAATGTGTCTCGTAAAGCAAATGATCGTGGTAAGATTAGAACTTTACTAGGCCGGGCGTGTCATTTCGATCTTTGGCAACCGGTGCAGTTTGGTGTATTTAAACCATTACCGTTAGAACAAGCTAGAAAAGAATATGATGAGCCTTTAAAACGTGCATTTACTTACAAGGCTTTAAATAAATTAATACAAGGATCGGCGGCAGATATGACGAAAAAAAGTATGGTTGCATTGTATGAAAATGGTATAATACCACACATACAGATTCATGATGAGGTAGATATCTCTGTTGAATCTGACAAACAAGCAGAGGATATAATTGAAATTATGGAATCAGCCGTAGAATTAAAGGTGCCAAACAAAGTAGATTATGAATCTGGTAGTAATTGGGGTGATATAAAATAATGGCTACGTATTTAAACGCAGACATTCCACCCATTTATTGCAAAGTACGGAAGGAGTATTTGTATGATCTTAAAGAACATAAAGGCGAAAGTCTTGAATGCGTGGTATTCGGTATCACATCGATATCCGGCATGGCTATCTTATTTAACATCATGCTTACAAACGGTGCATGTTATTGGAGATTGCCTATCAGCGCGTTTTTCCAAAAATCGCATGACAGAGCCAAAGTGCCCGATATGTCAGTTGACGAGCTGGAATTGTGGAACTGTTTTAGTTATTATCCCAGCGTGCATCACTACAGCTATCTTACTAATCAGCGTGGTAAGTTCTTAGGTAAAGATAAAAAATTTTATAAAGGTGAATATTTATTTACAATTGATTGGGCTCATCCAGATAGCAATATCTTGGATACTGACCATTCTGAAATACCTCAAGAACATAAGTGTGCACATATATTGGAACTTGATAACGGTAATTTTGCAGCTCAGCCTAATAATCGTATTCTTTGGAACCTGTCTCACTATACTACTGATAAGTTTTGGCCTGACTTTAAAGTCCAAAATACTTACTGGACTGTCGAAAATAAAGACTGGGTTACAGAAGATACTGACAAGATGTTCTACCAGATAGAAGACAAAGAAGATTGATTTCTACCACATAAGAATATAAAATAGATGGCTATGACAATAGAGGTAGCCAGGAATGAATTACTATTTCACAGCGGTATTAATAATATTATTGTGTTTGATGGCTCTTTTTATGGAACCGGGATATATACCAATTAGATGAGCAAGAAACCATTAAACATATCAGAGGAGGCAGCAGTGCAAATGCCGATGAAGACGGTTGCGTCTTTGATAATAATTGTGGCACTTGGCACCATGGGTTACTTTCAAATTTTAGAACGTCTTAATATTGCGGACACTCGTATACAGATAATGGAAAAGGACCTAGAAGAAAACACAGAGTTTAGAATTAAATGGCCACGTGGACAACTAGGATCGTTGCCCGCAGATTCTGAGCAATACATGATGCTGGAGGATCTTTATAAGACTACGGACAAGTTAAACAAACATATAGAATCTATGGCGTTAAACAAAGTAAACATAGAATTCTTACGTAAACAAATGGATAAAGTTTTAATGGATATTGAAAAATTAAAAGATGCAAACAGAGAAATGTATTACAATGGCAATGGCAAAAAAGAATAAATTATCAAAATTTGAGTGGGTAAAAAAGAATATAGTAATTGTGCCCGTAGTGGCTGCAATACTAGCCGGGACGTTTACATCAGTTAGATATGTATTAAGTTTAACTGATACTATTGAGGCAAATAAACAAACTATTATTAATTTACAAAGAGACTTGACAGTATCAGAAGATAAATTAACTGAAGTTGCCACAAGATTATCTGCAGCAGAGGCAACGTGGGAGATGGCAGAAAATTTATATAGACAATTAGCAGACCAGGTAAGGGAACATGCATACGATATTAAAGATCTTAATCGTTAGTTTTTTATTTATTACAGCAGCTGAAGCACGTAATGAATATTTAAATGATGGCACAAATTCATGTGATCAGGGTAGTTGGGAGGCATACTCAGAAGTAAGACAACATGAGTACAAAACAGGCACAAACGATGAAAGTCAAACACAAGTTTTAGGTTTTAGATGGAGAAAATCGATAGGGCCTGTATGTGATGAAGAGTTTGCGGAGGAGCAAAAATTAAAACAAAAATTAAAAACACAATTAGAACTTGTTAAAGAATGTAAACGAGTTCCTAGAATAAAACCTGTTCCCACTGAGTTTAAAGAATTAATTAATATGTGTATGAAATTAGGAGTTGTATCTACTAGCTCTTATAATGAAAGAGACTTTGATCCAAAAGTAAGTTATTGGACCGTATTAAAAGAAAAATACATGAAAGAAAACCCTGGTCTTATTACATTAGATAATTACAAGGATAAAAAATGATTGTTGAATGTGTAGCTTTATTAATGTTTGTACAAGGTGAAATTAAAGAAGCACGTTATCAAGATAAAGGTATGGCACAATGTATACGTGGTAAACTTACAGCAGAAAGACAATACAGTGAGTCTGTATCCTACAAATGCTATAAGGGTAAAGCAGAGTTAGAGGACAATATTGACGGTAGTAAGAGTATCAAGAAATTGATAATAGACTAACATGAAACCTTTTAGATTTAATGCGGAAATTGT